ATCAAAACTGCGGCTGATAAAACTGGTCGCTTGGTTGATCGCGAGGGCGCTGGCGGTGCGAATAAGAGCTTGCCCCGTAAATTGCGTGGCAGAAACAGCGAAACTGGCCATAAATGGCTCCTAATTGAGAGGCGGAAAAGCAAAGCTGGCGGCATATCGGCGCTGCCAGAACGGGGCAAAATGGGACAACACGACCGATTTCCCCCAATAGGCGTGCAAAACACGCTCATTTGGCGCGAGCAGGCCGATATGTTTGCAGGGCGCGGTCTCCGCCATTCGAAAGAGGAGCACGTCGCCCGGTTGCGGGTTAAAAATCGGGATGAGCCAGCGCGAGGCGGCGTCGAGCAAAGTCTCTTCACCTGAACTTTCCGCCCAATCCGGCGTATAGGCCGGCGGGGTTTCAGGCTCTTGCCCGTAAAGCTCCCGCCACACCCCGCGAATAAGGCCGAGGCAGTCAGCTCCGATATGTTTGACGCTGGCTTGATGGCGATAAGGCGTATCGAGCCAGCTTTGCGCGCAGGCGAGGACGGCCGCGCGGGTTTTTGGATTGCTCATGAATAGCGCGAAGATCCGTCGCGCGGATCACTCTCGCGCACACCCGCAGCCAGGGCGTCATCGCCGAGCAAATAGGGAAAGCCGCGAAAATTCACGGCATTCTGGAATTGGTCTCGGCACGCCGCGAAACGTCGGGGGCATGTTGTGCCGTCTGGGAAAGCCGAGGCATCTACGCCGCAGCGCGCATCGCCAAAGCTTGCATCGCATTGGCGCGAATAGACCCGGCCCGTAGATTGATCGAGCAGGCTGGCTTGCCCGAGCCATTCAATCGCAATGTCGCCGCCAGATAAGCTGACTTCGCCGATACGGCCTTTGAATAAAAGGCTCGTCTCGCCGCTTCGCCAATCCCGCCGAAAATGAGACAGCGACGCGCCGTCCAAAGCGCCGTCTCTGATGTCTTGCGAGGAGATGCCGGAGCCGGATAAAATTGTCCGAAACCCGCCGCTATCCACGGATAGGCCTGACCGCAATTCTGCGCGCGCGGCATCGGCGGAATTTTGCGGAATATATCTATCGCCGTCATAGTCGATGACATCATCATGATCCGTCATGAAAAGGCTGTCTCGGGCGGGAATGTCTAGTTTCCAAAGCGAGCAAAATGTTGTGACGTCACTCATTATTTGCGGCATCCATTGGCAAGATTTCGATGAGGGGAATATCTTGGATTTGCATTGCGCCGAAATCATCGAGCACAATATCAAGGCTCTCTGAGGCGAAGCGAACAGGCACGTCAAATTCGAAATGCGCCGACACAACTGCGCCCGCAGCTGGTGGGGTTTCGAATTGAATTTTCCCCCGGTCATAATCAACGGCCACCGCCGTTTCCGCGCCGTCTATAAAGGCGCGAACCGTGCCCTCTACGGGCTTAGTGATACGCCGCCGATAGATATGCGGCCCATCGCCATAAGATTTAATTAAATCAAAATTTCTGTCCGTTCCGTCGCCCAGGCTGAGGTCGGAATTCGCTTCATAATCTAATGGGTCGCGAAACCGAAATCCAAATAAAGGCCCAAAACGGGATTCAAAAAAGTCAATTATTTCAACGGCCTGTTGTTTTGACTTCACCCCTGCGATGGCGTTATATTGCCGTCGTGAGTGTTTTCCTTTGGCATTTCTAACCTCTGCGCCATTGGTCAGAGTCACAATATCTGTCGGGCGAAGAGGTCCGCCGCGCGCGCCAAATGCAAGATGTAGAGGGAAGCGCACATCGTGAAAATCGCTTTGTGTTTCTGGCATACCCAGACTCCTAATTTCTGTTTTGGGCGCGGCCCACAGCCTGCGCGACTTGGGCGGCAAGCTGCGCTGAACTGGCGGCGGGCGCAGAAGATTTGCCGCTCGCTTGGGTCATATTTAGATTGACGGTCACAGGCGCGGATTTACTAGACACACCGCCTGCAATGGAGGATGTCAAAACCGACAGCGCGCCCTGAAGCGGGGCTGTAATTAATTCAGTCACGGCAATGCGCGCCAGATCATTCAGCACAGATTCGGCCAGATGATTGAACGATAATTCTCCCGATAACGCGGCCCTCTCCAGCGAGCCTGCGATACGTTCACCTGCTTGTTCAAAAACTTCCGTGAGCCTCTCTGCGGCGTCCGATGCGGGACCGTTTGCAAAGGCCTCCAGCGCCTCTGCAGCCTCATCCGTTGGGTTCATTTTCATCTCCATCGTCAGGATAATTTTTGAGTAATTCCTCAAAGGCCGCGCGGTCAAAACCGCCGCTCTTCAATCCGTCCATCAGCGTGAGCCAATCGCGGACGGGCATGTCCCAAAACTCACTCGGTGCGGCCTCCAACTCACTCGCAATCTCAGCAAGCGCAGACAGGCTAAGACGCAGATGCCGCCGCTCCCCCAAAATTTCGACGGTTCGATCACCCGCCCGAAACCTGCTCATAGCGCCGTAAAACTCGGCACGCCTGCGCTGGCGAGGCTGAGTTCGAATTGCGCTTCGCCGTTATAGCTCCCCGCATAGTTCAGCCCCGTAATGAGGAACGCCCCCTCGATGATGCCAAAACTCGGAATAATAAAACGGCAGTCCTGCGCAGATTGGTCGAAAAATGCGGCGCGGATGAGCGCATCTGACCCTGCATCGCGGAAAACGCCCGTGCCGGAAATCTCTGCCGTGCGCATCCCTGCCCCCGGCAGCAGCTCTTTCCACCCCTGCGAACCCGTATCAGTGACATCGACGGGCCGCGCGTTGAGGCGCAGCGTTTTCGTCCGTAATCCCGCCACGGTGACATAGCTCTCATGTGTGGTGAACGACATGCGCAGCAGCCCATGTTGGGTGCGCCCATCGGCGGCGCGGAGCACATCGGAATAAACCGCGTTGGCGCTGCGGATGTCCAAATCCCCTGCCGCCGTCAGGGCTTCTGCTTGCAAGGCATGGGTAATCTGACTGAGCAAGGCCAAGACCTCGGCTCGCCCCGCATAGCGCGACCAAAGATGCAGCGACATTTGATGCGACGCGAGCGGCGTGGCGTCCGCGCCAATATCGGCGCTCCGCAGCGCGCCGTAGGTCAGATAGGGAAAAATCGGATCTTCCGGCGCGGTATCATAAAGGCGCGGCGGCGCACCCGCTGTCCCGCCCAAAATCAATTGCACGGCGGGATCCTCCTGCAGCACGGCATGGACGGCTCTCGCGACGCCGATGGCCTGTTCGCTCATACTCATTTTGGGTGTCGTCATTGGCTTTCCTCTTCACAGATGAGATGCAGTCGCTCTCCGCGTGCATCAGGATCGCTCGCCGCGACCACGCGCAGGATGCGGCCTCGCCACATCAGGCGCGCGCGTTCTGGGAAACTCGGACGATAGCGAATGGCGACGAGATAGGTTTGGGTGACGGCGAGCCGTCCATTTTCCTTTGTCTCGGACAGCGCCTTGGGGCGGATACCTGCCCACATCGCGCGGACGAAGGTCCAGCTCGTGACCGTCCCGCCCAAATCATCGGCGGTGGTTTCGGGCGTATAGAGCCCGACGCGGTGACGCATATGGCCAATCATAGCCGCATCCCTCGATAGGGCTGAATGAGGGCATCCACCATCATGGGAAAGCCGAGCGGCGGTTTGCTGTCTCCCCCTTGGGCGCGGTGTTCATAAAGATGCGCGAGGAGGAGCAAGACGCCCTGCCGCAGCGGCGTCGGGATATCCTCGGGCGCGTCGCCGTACCCGGCTGTGAAATCGACGGTCATGTCGCCCGCCGCCGCCGAACGGACCAAGACCGGCCGCGCGCGTAAATTCGCGTCTACCTCTATCGGCGCACCGTTTAGGGCAACAGCCTCTATAGACAGCACGGGATAACGATTGAGATAAATCCCGGCCCCTGCGACGGGTTTGGTGAGGCGTTGTGGCCGCGTGATGAGCGACAGCCCGCAGCGGACCTCGATTTGGCGCGCGGCGGTATCGATGAGACCCGCGATGAGCGCATCTTCGTCATCATGGTCCACGCGCAAAAATGTCTTCGCTGCCGAAAGCGACACGGCAGAATTGGGCGGCGGGGATAGGTCTGTCAGTGTCATGGGAACTCCGAATGTGTTGAGGGCATAAAAAAACCCGCTCGGAGAGCGGGTTGGATGAGGTTTTTAATTTTGTCATCCCGCACCAACGGATGCGGGACCTGTCGTCCATAAACGCAAGCTTGATTGAACAGACGTTAGGTCCCGCATCTACGCTATGCTGCGTGCGGGAAAGGCGACGCAGGCTTCGCCGCCGCCAATGTCTGGCATGTCTTCCATTTCGACCAGCGGATATCCGAGCAAGCTGGACGGCGCGCCGGCCGCGACGGACGGTTGCCAGATATAATTGCCGTCAGCATCTTTGAATTTCCGCACCGCATTAATTGTGCGGCGGTTCATCACAAAGCTGCCGTTGGAGCGGTAGCGAGATTGCGGGGCGTAGATGAGATCAAGTAATCCATCCGTGTCAAAACCCGCCAGATCCAAAGCGTCCAAATCGGGCGAGGTCAAAAATCCGCGCGGTTTATTCACGCCGTCGCCATTGACGAAAGCCGCCGTTTCTTGCGCGGAAAACACGTCCCGCACTTCTTCGGCCAGCCATGCGTCTACGTCTGCAACGCTATCATCCAGCAGCGCCTGAGTGGCGGCGGGCATGGCGTAGAGCTCGCCTGTGGGGAAATCGACGAGTTCCAATGTCGGCGCGTCGGTTTCTGCGCGCGGGTCCGTTTCACCTGCCCAACCAGATTGCGCGCCGGAGGTGCTGATGGGTTTGCGAAAGACGCTCGCCCCAATCGACCGCACGGTTGCGAGACTCCGCATCGGCGAGGTCTCCGCCAGCACCGTGTCGATGCGGGTTTCGGTTTCAATTGGCGCAATCAGGCTGCCGTCGCCGTCCACGGACGCAATAGATTTGCCTTCAAGGGCGGAGGTTTCTCCTGTCCGAATGAAGCTCGCCCAAGCCGTATTTGAAGCGGATTTAACTTCGCTCGAAAATCCAGGCATTGTTCGTCCTTGGGCTTGCGAAAGCGTCAGGTTTTCAACCCGCCGTGTTTGCGCATCCAGCGCCGCATTTAATTTATCGACCTTTTCCGTCAACAGCGGATCGGCGGTCGATTTTGCTTCCAGCGCGGCCAAGCGATTATCATTGGCTTCACGAAAGGCAGCGAACGTGGAGGCGAAATCGGCTTGCGCCTGTTTTAAATCACCAGATTGTTTAGTTTCTAATTTAGGGGTCACGCAGTTCTCCTTTGGTCGGTTGCGTTAATTTCTGTTGTGTCGCCGATGTAGGTAATTCGCGCAGAGCGCAGCATGGGAAAAGCGACGACGGACACCTCCCAAAGATCAATGTCAGATAAGAGGCGGCCGCCAGTTGGGCGCCCAGATAAACGGGATGATGCGCGTCTGGCGCGGTAGCCAATGGACAGGCCCGAGACTGCACCTTCCTCGACCAAGCGCCGCGCGGCGGACCCCGCATCTAATACTCGCCCAGCCACGAAAAGGCCTTGCGCATCTTCAAACACGCGGTCCCAAACGCCGATGGGCGTTTCGGTTTGGTGTCCAAAGAGCATCGGGAACGGGTCACTGCGGCCGAGAAGGCTCGCGCTAAACGCCCCTCGTTGGACGATGTCGCCCGACAGGTCCGCTTCGCCAAATCGGCTGGCATAACCCGAGATAAATAAATCACTCGTCATGAATTAATTCCCGCTCAATGTGAGAGACACTTTGCGCCATCTGGCTCGTGAGACCTTCTAGCCGCGCGAGCCGCTCTGAGATGGCGGCATTGCTATCCATCTCGGCCTCTAATGTCGCGAGCCGCGCCGCCGCTGAGCCAGCCCAAACGAGCCCTCCTGCCATTTGCACGATCATGGTGATGAGCAATCCAAGGCTCACTGTGCGATCGATTTGAAAGGGGCGCGGCGCGGGACGCGGGTAAAGTTCGGTCATTTTTCTAGCTCCAATTTATTTGTTTCGAGGCCAGCTAATTCCCGCGCTTCATCCGCCGAAATAAATGCGGCCTCCGACAATCGCTTCCAAAGCACGGCGCGCTCTTCCGCGAGGGCCGGCACCGCATCGAGGTCCGCCGTGATAGCCAGTTCATCGCCGTAAAACCCCGATAGCCAGCCTTGCAGCCCGCCCGCAGTTTTGCGCACCAGCGGAATAATTGTCTGCCGCCAAAAGGCCTGATTGGCCTCGCGGTAATTTGAATATGTATTATCTCGAGGAAGACCGAGCAGCATGGGCGGAACCCCAAAGGCCAGCGCGATTTCCCGCGCGGCTTCGCGGCGCAGTTGAATGAAATCCATATCGGTTGGCGATAGCGAGATGGATTTCCAATCTAACCCGCCTTCCAACACGAGCGGTCGCCCTGCCTGTAGCGGGCCTGTGAAATTTTGCTGTAGCTCAGACTTTAGCCGTTCAAATTGATCATCGGTCAGGCGCTCGCCCGAGGCCGGATCATGGACCAAGGCGCCGCTCGGACGGGCGGAATTCTCCAGCAGCGCTTTGGCCCAGACCGCGCCGCGATTATGGAGATCCACCGCCGCCCGCGCCGCCGAGAGCGGCGACAAGCCGTGGCAATCATTGACGGGATTAAACAAGCGCATATGAAAGAGCGCGCAGCGCCCCGTGGCGGCATCACGCGGAAAGCGGCGCGTGACGCCCGCTCTCGATCCCTCCCCGTGATGCTCCCACCCCGTCGGGCGTCCCTTATTATCTTGCCCCATTTTCATGGCGTCTGGACGATGGGCGATGAGCGCGAGGGGCGCGTCCCCGCCCAGCACAGTCTCGAAAAACGCATGACCGCCGAGTTGTAGATAGCCGTAAAAGGCCTCGAAACTTTCCACCGCGCTCGTCCCCGGAAGGCCGCGGCCGAGCACCCGCGCCGCCGCGGGGTCCGAAACTTTCAAAGGAACAGAGGCCGCGCTCTCTGCGATGAGCCGCACGCAGCGATGGGCGACAGGATTCCGCGCAAAACCTTCGCGGCAGAGCGAGGCATAATCTGCGCCTGATGCATGGGGCGCGCTGCGCGGGAGCTGCGGGGCGAGCAAAGGCCGCGCCGCCTTGTGCTCAGTCAGTTGAGATGCAGACACGCCAAGAGGGCCGGCGGACCGACGAAAAAGATTGAACATAAAGGGAGACCAAAAAGAGGATCAGAAGATTAGAAAATCAAAAGCCGCACTGGCGACGATGAACTCTTTATAGGGCCATTTAGGTTAGGTGTGGATCATTCTCTTGAATTTTTGTCCAAGCCTTTGAAATCGCTAGAGAGCTATGCCACCCGAAACAGGGATGGAGTTGGTTGACGATGGCCCATGAGGCTCTCGGCGAGGTTGACCTTATCGCGCAAATCATCGCGCAGCGCGTCATCGCCGTGCAAAGACGCCAGCGTAATTGCGGCGCGATACGCGTCGCGGGCGCGGCTCATGGCCTGTTTATCAGACTGCTTACGCCCCAATGTCAGGAGCATATCGCCCAAGGCCGCTTGAACCATACCGATTTCAACGGGCGTTGTTTCAAACGTGTAGTAATTGCGCGCGGCGGACAACGCCTGCTCCGCTTGTTTTAAAGGCGCGAGATCATCCGTCTGCCCGGCGAGCTGGACCATCTTGGCCGCAAGTTCGGCATTCATCAACGCGAGGCGCGCATCCGTATTGGCGAGTTCCACATGCAGATCTGCTGGCTGCTTTTTTTTGAATATTCGGAGCACACATCACCTTCTCATCCTGACGTCCACACAAATAGATTAGGGTTAAAAACCCATTAACCGCGGGAAATTTCAGGCCGAATTATGGCGGGATTAAGGGCGAAACTGTTTTCGGTGCGGCGGCGGCTTAAGACCCGACAAGCCGGGCCTCCCCCGCCCCCTAAAACCGCCGAATCCAGGCCAAATATGAGAGTTTTTCGAAATGCACCCTATCGTTGAGATGCGTGAAATTATTCTAATAAAATACAATAAGATACGTCGTTAACACTTTATTAGCCATGTTGGTCCTAAGCGAGTCGGGTTGGGGGCCACTTCGTGCATTGCGCACAGGGGGAAACATGGTTGATACAGTGAATTCTGCGGACTGGCAGAACGTTTTAAAATTATTAATGCTGACAATGTTGTCAGATGGCCGAAATTATGAGCGGCAGGTCGACACTTTCGTGAATGCGTCCATCGATCTGCGCCAAAATCTCAATGTGCGCGGCGTGCAAACGCGTCAAATGACGATGGATTGGTATATTCGCAACCGCGCAGAACTCGTCGACGTCCATTCTGGTGAGACCTTTGAGCATGATTTGCTCGCGCTCATCGATAGTCTCGACACGCTGCCCAATAAAAAGCCGCTTATTCGCGCGCTAAAGAACCTCGCCCGCCGCCCCTTTAAAGATATTTGTCTTTGGAAGGGTATTGCGATGACATTGAATAAATCTATCGGGCATTATTGGCTGGTGTTTTTCCTCGCCTTTATCGGTATCTCCATCATCATTGGCATTATTGGCAGCTTCCTATCCTCGGGAATGGGCGGCATGGTAGCGGTCGTTCCCTTCATCTCTGCTATGCTCGCAGGCGGGCGGTTCTTAAAAGTTGAAAAGCGCCTCCCGACAGAGGCAGAGCGCAGCAAATTGACGACTGGGAGTTTTCTGATCTTTCTCGCAATCAATGTCTTACTAATTGGGATAGCGCTTTCGACGATCTCTTTAATGGCTGTCAGCAGCTCTGATGTCATCGGGAGGATAATCTTAATCCTCGCAATCATTATGACCTTCGTTCTCGTAATATCCTATTTCATGATCCGATGGGCCTATGGCGGATTGCTCAGAAAACAAGCTGAGAAAATGAGGCTAAACAACTCACCCTTTGATTAATCCATTCCCATCACTGGACGACGCTTTGGGTCGGCGCGCCAGACCCACCAGCTATAGACAGCAAAGACGGGGAGTAGGCCGAACATGCCGGTGGCCAAGACCACCTCTTGAAATTCACCGGTTACTAAAATGGCCAGCGCGGAAACAATCGCAACCCCGACGAACCCATACCCCATGAAATGTCTCACACCTTCGCGGCGGCGATGAATTCAGACATTGACTACGCGCAAAATACGGCCGCCTCGTCCATTCGCCGCCCGATGTTCAATGTCGACCGAAACCGCCAAACCAATGGTCGGCAGGACGGGCGCAAAGCGTATGACATCGGGCCAGAGAATTGTTTGAACCGCGCCGCATATTTCCGACTGGCAGGTCAGTCCCTCTGGCGTGAATTCCAAAACGGGCTTGCGCGCGCGGATAGCTTTGCGTTGACGCCAGCCCGTATAAATGACAACGCCAATCAGGGGCGAGAGGATAGCGCAGAGGCCGGCGCCAATCAGCAGGATAAAACCAATGTCCGCCCCGTCTCCGCCGTCATAAAAAATCATCATGACCCAAAGCACCATCACGAGCAAAATCGCCAAAGCGAAGCCTTGCGCTTTAAGCGATTTTCGGCTCGCATAAATCTTCACGACACCGGGGCCGCGCGTTTCGGGCGACGCCATAACAAAAATCGGTTGGGTCCCAGACTCCTTGACCCCAGACTCCTTGACCCCAGACTCCGCTTGCGCGTCGGCTTGGGTTTTCAGCGGCATGTCGGGCTGGTCTTCTAAGGCGGCAAAATCCTCATAGGAGAGCACGAAGTCTTCGTGAAATTCACTATCTTCTCCGAAATCTTCATCAAATTTATGACCGCGCCTACCGCGTAAATTTTGCCGTTCGCCATTTGATTTGATGAAAGCGATAAGGAGGCCGATAAGCGCGCCGATAGAGAGGCCGATTAAACTATACATGCGGCCCCCGGTCTTTTCACTCTTTCAATTCGTGGGCCTACCCGAGCCCGTAGGTTTCAACCAAGTCATTATATTTCGGGAGGCTCTTTAAACCTTCAACAAGTTTTGGTCTGACGTCTGGTTCATGAATAGCTTCGAGATTCTGCTGAAAGTTACTGCGCACATTCCAATATCGACAGGTTTTTTCAATCAGGTCTTTTTCGACCTGACAATATTCGCCGTCAGAGACTGCAATTTTGACCATGTAAGAGATGACATCTAATTTGTGGGGCATGGATTTGATGGGGGCAACCGTCTCGCAAATTGCCGTGTCATAAGAGAGGGTGCTGATGACGTCTTCTAGCGCCGGTTTATTCAGCACAAACCAATCCCGAGCCATCTGCTCCGTCAGGCAGATCGTCGGATCAATGACCGCGCGAAGCTCCTTGACGGACCTCAGAAATGTATCGATCTCCTCTTTTAGAGTTTTTCGATCCGCGACGATGATAAGGCCCAATAGAGTTAGAATATATTTCCACTGCTCGGCCTGAAAACTCGCTGGAGCGGGCTCAGTTCTCTCTGTGGAATTGGAACAATCCCTTGGCATGACAGATCCTTCTAAATCCTCAAAGTCTTAAACGTTGGAATTAGAAATCTAATTAGCGCCCAACCTTCACGGCATTAAACCCCGTATCTGTCCAAATTTCAAAGAAAAATTGGTTAACGGAAATTTACGATTTTCGCCGTGAGGACAAAAGCCTTAAGAGATTGGAATAATCTAATTAATTTGAATTGCGATATACAAAAAGCAACTTACGGTATAAATATTTCTGAGCAAACCGAGCCTACCGCAGAAATGGTTCATATTTGATATGGCGCGAGGCGGAGGTCATCTCATTCAAAGTCTTGCCTGGCCGAAATGACCTATTGGTCAGGGACTGATCATCCCTAAACCGCCCTTACCCTGACGCCGCCGCTCCCCCGCATCAGCAGCGCATCTATGGCCCACACTAGCGCGTCGACGCGGTCTGGGGATTTTCTTTTTACACCTGCTGCCAGCTTTGCCCCCATGCGGCACATCTGTGCCTCGAGAGCGTCGAAGCGGCCGACGTGGGAGACTAAGCCCCTTGCATAGAGATGGGAGATGGGTTCGGCGCGGGCGCGTTTGGCGCGGCGCGCATGGACGCGGTTTATCGGCAAAGTATCGTCGAGCTGGCGCAGCACGGATTCCACCATCTCGCCGCCTTGGTTCCCTTCGGCAATGATGCAATCCGCGCCGTAATCCTCGTAGAGTCCCACGGCGCGCGCCGCCCAATCTTTGGGCGTGGCTTGGCCCATCGTCGCGTCTTGCAACACATAGGCGCGGCCATCTCGCACCCCCGCGACGATCATCCCGCAGCTATCGGATTTCGGTCCTGATGTGGCCGGCGGGTCGAGCGCGATGACGATACGGTCCAT